GGTAGTATCTAATATGGGCAGTACTTTCTTAAGAAGGTTTACGATTTTCTTCTGATCGTTTAAGTCTACGATCATTTTTGCTAAAGTTTTAGATATCAAACCACAATACATCTCATACAATTGCCCTATATTCATCCTACTTACAATGCCAATTGGGTTTAGAATAACTTCTACCGTTTCACCCCAAGGTGTTCTTGGCATATTAGAATCTTTCTCAACTAAAGAAACAATTCCTTTGTTTCCAAATCGATTACAAAGTTTGTCTCCAAAATTTATCTTCAACTCTTGCTCAATCTTAAACCTTACGATTATACCACTAATTGGAACTCCATTAATCATAAACTTTTCTTTTGGTGGTTTTCCATACTTCTTGTTAGTCTTGATAACCAGGTCTTTTAACAGCGGGAACCTATCTTCTTTAACGTTAGAAAGAACTTCAATTTCTACTATAGTTCCACCAGGACTTTTCTTGATAAATTGACCAGCTGTGATGTCAACATCTTCTTCTTCTTCTTCAAACCCAATCAACTGCTCTATTTCTCCTACAGTCTTTCTTAGTAAAGGCTCGCCTTTTACTGTTTTAGTTCCAACTTGCGCTATAGAAAGAACTCTATCACTTCTAGCAACAATAACCTCTTCCACTATACCGTGGAGAGAAGTTAGTTTATCTTCAGTTATTAACCTTTCGTTAATAACAATTCCATCTTCAAAGTTATACCCCTTATAAGGCATAAAAGCTACGCAAAGTGTTCTCCCCAAAGAAATAGTACCTCTTGTAACACAAGCTCCTTCCGCTATAATAGCATCCTTCTTTACAAGTTGGTTTTTCACTACTTTCGGTTTAAAAACACTTAGGGTATCTTTACCTGACCCAGACCTTAAATGAGCAGGTGTAATGTCAATCTTATGACGTTTTCCATCCTTACAAACTAAACTTATATGCTCAAGAGTTACATCTAATATTTTTCCATCGCAAGGAGATCTTTTAATAAAACTATCAGAAAGAACGTTCGTCAAAACTGACTCATAACCTGATTGAACTGCAGGAGGTTCTGGATTCTTCAATGGAAGCATTTGTTTTGCTTGCTGAGTAGCCATCAAAACTCTTGCGCCATCATTATTCTCTATAAAAGGGATCATAGACGCTGATGTAGAAAGCAAGCCAGCGTTTTCGTCGTCTGTGATGGCTTTACTAGTAATAAGTCCTCTTGCACTAGTTAAAGTAGCTCCTAAAGAAAGTTGTTGTACCAATCCAACGTTTGGTCCCTCTGGAGTATCTAAAGGATCAAGGTTTCCAAAATAAGAAGAATGAACATTAAGTGCTTCTTGTTGAATAGCTCTTTTATCAGGGATACCACCTACTAACCTTCCAACAGGAGAAACTCTTGTAATGACAGCCATCTCTTCAAGAGGGTTAGCATATTCCATATCTACAACTATTTCAGACCGGTTAAAATCAGATAAAACTGCTTTTGGTTCAATTCGCAGTTTAGCGTCTTTATTTCCCGCCAAGACTTGCTCTTTATAAACAGTATAGGCACTTAGAATCTGTTTCTGAGCCAAATGAACTAAAACTTCAGAGTTTCTTATCCTTTGATTAGCTAGATCATTTCTATCTTGAACAAAACCAGTAACAGCTCTAGAAGCCATATATTCCATAATTCGATCTAAAACATAAGGCAACTGTTGGTTTATAAGAACTTGCTTAACAATAGGATCAACGATATTTTCAATGATAGAGTTAACCAAATAAGTTGCGTCAATTCTACCAGTTATAGCTATGATCAAATCGTTGAAGTAAGTTCTCGTTCCAAACTCAGAAGTTATTCTATATGCATGGACTCTTAACCGGATAAAAGATTGACACAGTTCTCTTTTTAAATCAGAATCTACGTTCCCAAAAATAATGTAGTTCGTATCGTCCAGCTTACAACCAAGCTCAGTTTTCTTTGGAACAGTAGTAGTAATATTATAGTTTATGCCATACTGCTTCATACTTTCATCAAAGCCAAAGCTATAAGCAATCACTACTAGAAATGGAAGAACGTAAGAAGCTATCATACACTCAAGATAATTTTCTTTTCTTGTTCTTTTACTTCTAATATGGAAAACTGAGTACGAACTCTCAAATCTAGAATCAAAAGGCCTTGGAAAGGAGATTGGACAAACCACTATTTGGTTAATCAAACATTTCCTTCTACCGCGAATTCTAAACGTTCCAGATCGCGGGTCAATATTTGGAATCTCCATCTCAACTTCATGAACCTTACCAAACTCATCTCTTAAAGTCGTTTTCAATACACTAACATCACCTTTTGCTAACTCGCCTGCACTAGGCGGGCGAGGTAATATCTCTACCTTTGTAACTTTCAAAGGTACTTCTTTCCTTTCTAGTACCTTAAAGGAGTTAGTCATATCTTTCTTAAGATTTGTTTCAAAGTCTATCTGTCTCTTCTGAAAAAGGTGAGCAGGCGACTTCTCATCTACTGCTTTAGGAATATTAGCTTGTTGAACTACAACATCATCTGAAAGAACAACGGGTTTTTGTGGTTCAATTATTTCATCTGCATAACTTTTAACAACAGCATCTAACGCCTTAGATTTCTTCTCTTTTGGCACTGACGCTGCTATTCTTTTAGCTCTATCTATATCCCCACTAGCTCTAAATAGAACAGCTGTAGTTACAATCTGCTCAACTTCGTCTTTTGTTGCGGTCTTTGAAGCAATTTTGTTTAACGCTGTATCATCTTTAGCTAGATAGGCAGCTATAGCACCTTTAATCTGTGATTTCTTCTCTTCTGGAACTTGAGTTTCAATCTTCTGAAAGGCTGAATTTGTTGCTTTTTCTACCTCTTCCTCTTCTTCTGCCTCAAGACTTACAGCTTTGATATTTCTCAAGTAAAAAAGAACTCTTGGAAACTTAAACTCACCATCTTTAATCAGTAAACGATACTTTGAACCAGAAGCGCTCATAACATTCACTAAAAGGTGGTCAAATAAGATTTCTTCACTTTTTATCTGACGAACGATAGGAAAAACCTTCCTATTTACGAAGCTAAAGAAATCTTTAGTAGTATCTATAGAATACAACAAAATCTTTTGATAATTATCTGGATAACTAGAAAAAGCAGTTGAAATAATGTGATTAATCAAAAATCCTGCTCTCTGACGGTAAGTCTTCGGTTTATAAGTAGTATCTATCGCTCGAACATATTGAGATACATCATAAAAGAAACTCCTCCCTGGTGGTATTGGCTGGAGTGTAGAGTATGCATACAGCTTATATTTTCTGAACATCTTCCTAACGTCAGGTAGTAATCTCGTTCTTGGAACTTTCGTAACAGGAACAGTTACAACCCTAACGTCAATTGGCCTAATGTTCAACCTTGGATAATCATCAAGAAGAGTAGAATTCTCGCTAAAATATACTATGAGAAATGGTTCCTTCGGATTAGGCATAAACCGGATACCATCTACTTGCATAGTATATTGTTTTATTGTTTCAAATCTTCTCATACCAAAGTCCCCGTTAAAACTCGTTCAAGAACAGAAGGCGCCATCTTCTCCTCAGTTATTAGTCCAGTTTGGATTGCTTCATTTACATTTTCAAAAGCAAGACCTTGCGCAAATCCAGCGGAGAAGATAACTTTTTTTATATTTAAAAGGACAGGATCCCATGTTTTTCCTAATCTCGCTGGTCTAGCTACATCAGCTTTATCTCTTAGACAATTACTTAGAAGAACTTCAAGATGAACAACGTCAATATCTGATATTGGCCCATATACTTTAAACAACTTCCTAAACAAATGGTCAACATCTTTAAAAGTTTCTTTACCTCCAAGTAGTCGTTCAACATAATGAACTTGCGCTTTCAATTCTTGAGTTTCAAGCGGTGCTTCAAGAATTACATTCCCTCTTACGAAATGGAGGATTAAATAAGCCTTTCTCACTTTCTCTAGTTCCTGCGCTTGCATCGTTACTTCATAATCTAATACGATGTTAAACTCGAAGTTACCAAATCTAAGTCTACCCATCAACCCTTTAGCCCACACCCTATTATCTTCTCCAATTTTCAAGTTATCTCCAACATTATAGTTAGAAAGGTCAATAGTCAAAGAACAATCTTGGAGGCAGACCAAAAGACTCTCTGTTTGTCTTAAAAGCTTCTTCAAATCTGGAACAGTTACTGATGGCTCATTCTCTGCAATATCTTCTAAAATATTTCTTTCAGCTACCCTAACTTGACCCCCAGTATGGAAAGTTCTCATAATTAACTGCGTTCCTCGTTCACCAATAGTTTGCGCAGCAACAAGTCCAATATACGGTGACCTATGTCTTCTCAAGAGGTTACCATAACAAGTATGACATATTTTTGGAGACCGACAATAAATTGGACTTCTTAACTCAATAGTTTGTCCAACTTTGAAATCTGTCAAATTAAACTCAGTAATTCTTCCTCCACGAACTAAAAAGCGGCCGTTTATTCTCGTTATTAGATCTCGATCTAGTTTTATGTTTAAATACTTCTTAGCCCCACAATCCGTTAAACGAGGATCGGCTTCAACCGTATTCAGAACATAAGCTAACTTTCGCGACATATAACCAGTGTCAGCAGTATTTATCACTCGGTCAATAATTCCCTTTCTCGCGCCAGCAGATGACTCAAAATATTCCTTATTAGTTAAACCATCAGCAAATGAACCTTTAATAGGCTCTAAGATATTCCCTTGTGGGTCCGCAATAATTCCTTTTGCTACGAGGATTTGCATGGGCTGGTCCCATCCTCTTGTAGACCCAGATTCTACCAAATCAAATAGACCAGTATCTTTCAAATGGCGTACAACAATTTTCTTCATTTCATCTAAAATTCTAGAAGCTTCTGCAGGGGTAGCTCCTTCAAGTCGCTTCTTCATCTCATATATCTCAGGAGGGAGCTCCAAATCATCCAAAGATAAAGAAGGAGCCGTAATAGTAGCCCATTTAAACCCAACTCTTTCTAGTTTCGAAACGCACTCTTTTGCAACTACATCACCATGTTTCTCTACTAACTCAACAATAATATTATTAATAACCTTTCTAGTTATCAAACTATCAACAAACGGATAGTCAACAGGAAAACAACTATTAACAATAGCCTTACCCATTGTTGTAGTTTTTCCTTTGTATAAAACTGGAAGATAAGGTTCTGTAGTTGTCTCTAGTTCTTCTTTCGTAACAGCTACCGCTGATCTTCTTAAAGGAACATCTTTAGTAATAGTATATAACCCTACACACATTTCTTTAGAAAGCTCAAAAGCTACAGCTTTAGAAGACGATCCAAACTTTCCACCCATCATCTTTTCTTTAGCTTCCTGCTGCGCTTCTTCAGTTAAAGGATGAAAAATTGCCATTTGATCCCCATCAAAGTCTGCGTTAAATCCACCTACATGGAGCGTAGACATCTGTACAGTATCGCCTCTAACTAAAACAGGTTTGAAGGCTCTATAAGATAGAGCATGAAGGGTAGGATCTCTTTTAGCTAAAACAACTCTTCCCATCATAGCTAACTCTGTAGCCTCAAAAAACAAGCTATACAAAAGTTTTGGAACAAAGTCCCCAGCAGCAAGAGCTTTTATTACTCTCTGAACGCTTTCAACAGAAAGTTCTGCTTTAGTAAAAGCTTTAACTTCTTTTCCCAACTTCTCTCGTTCAAACCTCCCAGAATACAGAAGCTGGTGAATAAGAAATGGTTCAAAAACTCTAACCGCGACTCGTAAAGGGATTCCAATCTCATCTACTTTCAAACTTGGACCAGGCGTAATAACAGCTCGACCTGAAAAGTCAACACGCTTTCCTAAGAGTTCCCGTCGAACCAACCCACCCTTTTTCTGAATCTTGTTTCTTACGTAATTATCATGCTCAACTACAGCTAGTTGTAGACCGTAATTTAAAAGATCAAACAACGGACCAGACTTAGCTGCACTTCTAATTTGTAAACTCCGACGCATTACTGATATGTAGTAGTCATTAAGAGGATCAATAACCCACTGACCTTTCTCATTTTTGTAAGCGTTCCGAAACTGAACTGGGATTATTGGAAGTTTATCAACGAACAACGTACCATCTTTATATGCTTTTTGAACAACAGAAATAAGTTTTTCTCTAGTAGCTGTTTCACCTCTAAATTTGATAGTAGGAAATAACTTTATAAACTCACTTATGCCAGTAACTCCACCTTCTATAACTTTCAACCTTCCATTAGCATCTAGAGAAAAAACATCTTCAGTTGATAAAAACTGCTCAACTTTTCTATCTAACTGATACAAAACTCTCAAAGCAGTTGGGTGAATAACTTTAGTATAAAGGTCGATGTACGAAAAAGAGGTTTGTCTTTCTTTCGACCCTTCAACGCCAAAAATTGATTCAGAAAGAAGGCCTTCTGGGTTAAAATCTCCAGTTCTAGTAAAAATTTCTGTTGAAGTTACCGGTCTCAATCCTCGAGTGAAAGTATCCACATTTAAGAATCTAAGCATAAGAGGTTCCCTTTACTTCTTTAGAGGTTCTATATACTTCTTAATCTTATTCACCATCTTTGTAACTTGGCCCTTCTTAGCAGCCATTTCAGTAGGTTTTGGAATATCTTTCATAAATTTCTTATGAAGCCCTTCTAGTTTCGAAATGGTTGCGTACAAATGATCTTGATCTACTCCTTCTTTACCAACCATTCTGTTAGCTAGCTTCAAGGAGAACGAAATTATATCAGGGTCAACCATTCCTTGACGATTACAAACTGGGAAAAATGGAACTTCTCTGCCCATCTTCAAAGGAAGGATACACTTCGGATCTAGCTCAAAAAGCTGTAGCCTAGCATCTTTAGTAAGTAACCACTTCATTTTGTCATGGTAAGTAATTGGAGAGATCAAGCTATTAGCTTTTCGAATTAACTCATTAATCCTGTCCAAATCCTCTGTAATTTTATGTTTACTCATCTACTTCTTCCTCCTCAATAGAAGAATTAACTTCATCATCTGACTCAAGATCATACTCAGTTACTTCTTCTAAAACACAGTTAACCACACTTATTAAATCTTCTGGTGAAAAAGGTTTTTTAAGCACTACTGCTCCATACTTTTCGACGCAAATTCGCAAACTATCATCGGTAATATCATTAACTACAACTATAACTCGTTGACCTATTTCAGTTAACTTTTTAATCGCTAGCAAGTTGGTTCTAAAAACGCAGGGTAAGTCAAAATCTATGATAACTGCTGAACACTTCTTTTTAGTATGTGCAAGAACCTCTTGTAAATCAGCTCGCAAACTACAAGAGAACCCCTCAGATTCTAATGTTTCTCTAAAAATCCCATATTTTGAGCTATCATTTGTATGAACTAGTATCTCTTTTTCCATGTTTCACTCTTTCTTCCAACCGTTTATAATTTGTTCTAACCCTTCAGAAGTTTAAAAATCAGTAGACATAACCTTTTTCATTTGTTCAAACTGCTTCTCAAGTTTTCCAGCAAAAAGCAAAGTATAGAAATTTATCATGTCAAGTTCAATTTTACTCAGAGGAATCCCAACTAACCGCTTACCATCCCAAACATTATAAAAGTTTATCCTAGAAATCCTTCCAACAAAGTAACTTAGTATATCATAAGGAACTATTTTCTCATTAAAACCAAAGAAGTTCTTCAACTGGTTCTGCCTATTTATATGGTCATGGACTGCCTTCAACTTGTACGTAGTTACAGGAGATGGAGAATCACTAGGGTAATAGTTCAGAAGAGACAATAAATTTCTATAATCGCCTACAAAAGCTTCTGTCAATAAACGTTGAGTATAAACTGAAAGTACAATTGCATGCTCTGGAGAAAGAGTTTTAAAATGACTATAAGGTACTGAAGTTAACTTAGAAAGAGCAGGAAAAACTAAACACTCACAAAGCGGAGAAACATATTTAATATTCGAAACTCTATTCTGAAATTCAGTTATAGTTTGGTCAGACCCATCTCCACCAAACGTTATACTTGAAGTCTCTTCTAGTAATTCATAAATTCGCTCATAAGCTATCCCTTTTAGTCTTCCTAAGGTATCGTTATAAGCATAAGTTTTCAAGTTATTAATATTTAGCCCATGAATATCTTCTGTAGAGACGGAATCATCGTATATAATAGATCCTTTATAAACAGACCTCAAGAACCACTTTACTGATTCATCAATCACTCCAATAAAATACGTTATCGGATTTCTATCTTCTTCACATAAGACCAAGATACTATTCATTATGAAGTTAAAAATCTCGATAACATGAACGTCAATTGACTTACATTGAATCATCTTTATGTAGTCCCACATATATCTATCAGTGAGATTATACCTAAACGTTTTAGTTTTTATCACATTGAAAATCTTAAAAACAACGTCTGAATTTATAACTTCACTTGCTAACTCGTTATAAACTTTTCTATGAAGTTTTTGGTCCAGTTTCAATCCTTCTGTATTCGAAAGAACCGCATATATCTTCAAATAACCAGAAAGTTTAATAATTCTCTCAATTTCTTCCGCAGTAAATAAAATACTTGACTTCTTAGCCTTGCTCTCATCAACGAATTGACTAAAGTCAATATTTCTAAAATCAATATACCCATTAACAAAGGATTTCAATTCTGTTACGTTCTCCATAAGCAAGGTAAATCTTAAATCTCCACTCTTATAATAATCAGACAAAAGACGAAGGAACCACCTATCAAACTTTTTCTCAAAAGTTCCTGAGATCCCTTCTATAAAGTTAGCAATGATAGAAAATTTGTTAGTAATAGAAGAAGAAACTAAATTAAGATTTACGACTGCTGTTTTGTCATAAGAAATCTGCCAGTTCTTTTGATCTTTCTGCTCAAAACGTATCAACCTTATCCTCCTTCTACACTAGAATGGGTTCCTCATTAGGATGAAACTTTTGGAACTTAGTAATTGTATCTTCTGTCCCACCTGTTCTATCTTCAGCAGGACAAGCGATAAGAATATTCGACCATTTTGCAATATCAGTATTTCTCTCAAGACCTGCTCCCCGACCTCTGCCTTTCCAATCCGGATAAAAAATCAAAATTGGAATTCCATAATCTCTTGCTAACTGCTCCGCAAATGAATCTGCTCCTTTCTTACACCCTCCTGAGCAAATCCAATCCCCCTTTGAATAGACTTTAGTAAACGCCTCCCATACTACATTAAAATCTTTTTGTCTATTCCTCCGCCTTGATCCAACAATTCCAATAATTTTCATCTTTCCTCCATTCCACATTCAAGGCGTAAAATTATATATATAGTTGTAATTCATAAACCAGAAATTATCACATTCCAGATCTTATCTGCATCCATTCCCAAACTCCCCAAACAACACCAAGAACAATACTCAAAGGAAAAATAAACAGAGCAAATCCACCAGCAGTTCCCAAACATACACCTACTCCACCCTCTAACAATAACTCAATAATATAAACACTGGTCAACGCCCCAACAAACCAAAAAATATTATGATATAAACTTCTTGCTAAGAGTAGTATTTCCTTAAGAACTCTTGTTAGTGCGTCTTCATATTCTATTCCTTCTAACTGCTCTTCTGATAGTGCCTTTATAGCTCCTATTAAAGCTACAGGTTTCTCTTTAACTCCTTTCCTCTGTAAGTAATTATAACCAAACTCTACTTTCTTACCAACATCTCCAAATTTTGATTTTAGTGTCGATAGACCTTGTTCAGGCGTCATAGGAGACATTCTCATCGCCTTAGCAATCTTCAAAACTGCTTCCGCTCTCTCGCTGGGTATATTCGATTTTAAATCCTTCACGAAAGAACGAACCATTGAAGCAGCTTTTTTAATGTCAAATTCCAAAAGCAACTCTGGTTGAGAAGGTTTCTTAACAGACGTTCTAGTAGCATGATCTTTTAGAAGGTCTAAATATTGTGCTTTCACCTTAATTTCCTCCAACGTAACTTTTAACTCCTCTAAAGCTAGCGTAAATAGTTTTACTTGTTCCACTTTTCCTCTTGAGTCGGTCTGGAAGAGTTTGATCCAAATCATCTACCATATTATGCTTAAAACCACGTCTAAACATTTCCTCTACTGCTCTTCGATGGCGACGAATAATTTCTTCTTTATCAATGGGTCTTCCAGTTTTTCTATCTGTAAGTGGTTTTCCTGTTTTCTTTAGAGTTGACCACCAAGCATGGAAAATTCTATGGTCATCTAATAGTTGTTTATCACTTAGCGCAATAGGACCTCTAGGAGGTAAAGTTTCTTGAAGCCCAGATAAGTATTTTTCTAGAGGCATTATTTAACCACGAACCTCCGAATCATCGATTGAATTACTGCCATGTCCACGAAGTCACCAGGGCATGTAAGTTCTTTATTGCTACTTACTTCTGAGTGGAGTTTAACTCTACTTGGGTTCAAACCAAATACTTTGAGAAGAGAGTTCAAAAGTTTATAACACATTACTTCATACAACCTTTTCTCAGGAACCTTAAAGTCATATGAACCAAGAAGAGCAACATGAATGGCAAATTTATTCGTGTTAGTATCAATATCGTCAAAGTCACATATAGTTACAAATGGCCTACATCCAAAAACATGATAGTCATCTTTAACTTTCTCAATTACATAATGGTAATTTATGTCAGGAGTTTTCTGTTCAAGAACGTTATTCATAATAGCTGGTAATTGGAACTTAGGGTTATCTATTCTAGCACTAGGAGCTGGGTACATACAAACAGTATGGTGAAGAATTATAAACCTGGGTCGCGCATGACGTACTTTCAGGAGCGACATCTTAAAAGGTATTCTCATCGGTAACTCCTAGAATAGAGACAACCCATACTGATCCCAATCAGTATTTTTAAAACATTCTACGCCATTGCTAAAAGAAGAAGTATAAGCACCATACACGTTGTCAAGTGTAGATTTAACTTGATTCATAGATAAAATATTTGAAGATGTCATCTTTGCTCTCTCATAAATAGCATCCAGATCAAGAAGCCCTCCATCTGTTAGGTTTAAATCGCTTTTCAAATTAGTAAGAGCAGTAAGTCTACTAGAAATATCAGTCCCACAAATAGCACTAGCACAATTAAGTGCTTGATTCAAGTATGGAATATCTTCTCCAAGATTAAGCTTATTCAGAAAGTTAGTATACTTACTGATATCAATACCGGTGTCAAACTCTGGTAAAAAACCAGCATATTCTTTAACTTTATCCCAAACGCCATCTAACAAACTATCGTAGAGAGTATTCAGTAAACTAAGAGGATTACCATAAGTTCCATGTCCTCTAAGAAATCCACATCCCTGTATCATATTAACTACATCATCAACTATATTCTGAGAACAGAGATCTGGAACGATACCAGTAAGATTATTTTGTACAGCGTTACAAGCACTCGTAACTTCTCCAGATGCTGACCAAGCAGTTCCCATTAAAGTATCAACTAAACCATTTACTTCGCCCCTTAAAAGGCCTTTCATTCCCTGAACAGAAGCCAATCCTTTATCGAACTCACCTAAAACTTTCGAGCATATAGCGCTTGTCATCATGCTTAATTCGGCCATTCTTCTTCTCCTCTCTTATGTATCCCTATCTCCTTGTGGGTTTGCAGGAGCAGCAGCACCAGCCGCGCCAGCAGGGACAGAAGCGCCTCCCTGGTCAACTATCAGTGCACCATCTGAATTGATATTTCCAGCAGCTTTATTACTAATACTTCCAGCAGCTTGCTCTTTTAAATCTCCAGCTGCTTTTATATTAACGTCTCCGGATGCTCCTTCATTTATATTACCAGCCGCTTTGATATTAACATCGCTTGCAGATTCTTCGTTTATACTCCCTGTTGCTTTAATGTTGACATCTCCACCAGCCTGAAAGAAAATAGAACCATCAGTTTTAACTACTATATCTGATTGAAAATAAGCTTGAAGTTTCCTTTCATCGATGTCAATATGAAAAAAATCGCCTTGCCTTGTCCTAATTAAAACTTTCTCTTTCCCTGATCTCTCATCGAGTAAAACTGTAGTTTGGTTCCCATCTATTGTGTATACCGAATCAGTATCGCCAGAGGGTGGGTTCGATAATTGTCTTTTCTTCCCGGTGACCTCAACTCTCTCATCATCTGGATCATCAGAAATAACTATACAACGTCCTGCGTGAGACTTAAAGATAGTCCATTTATCTTCATAGTTAGAACCAACTTGGTTCTCAGGTAAGACCTTAGCATTCTCCAAATCTAAAGCACCAAAGTAATATGGTCTGTTAATATTTCCCGCTTCGAAAAAAACAAAGACCCATGATCCAATCTTTGGTATATATGAAGAACCCATATAGTGGTGCTCACTATTCTCTTCTGTATTCCTACCACCAACAGGGTTATTAGCAGGTCTTGCCCAAATTCCTTTTGTAGGGGAAACTCTCGGCATGATGTCAGGAATCCAAACAAGGACTCGACCAAACTTACTCGGATCCTTGTTATTTACTACTTTTGCACGATAGTTTCCTAGCAACTTTTCCATATACTTTGATAGCCTTATTTGAAGATTATCTTAGAGATCTCTAGTATCTTTGCGAACTCTCTCTCGTTATATCTAAAGATAGAAGTAGGAACAATAGTAGCACCTTGAATACTAGAAGTAGTTAAAATCGAAACAAATCTAGAAAGATCTTCTAACGCAGGGAGAAAATTCATCGATAGTCGTCTTAACACCCTACCTGCAAACTGATATCTATTTACTCCAGGCATAACTCCTAGTTTTGAGAGAGACTCAATAAAATCTTCTACATTAGAGAAATCAAAAGTTCTCAGTTCTTGGAGTCTATCCCTATAATCAAACCCAGAAGCCGTTAGCGCTTTTTTATACATGACATCTTGGTTTTTCTCTCCAAAAAATGAACCTAGAACATAACAGGCAATTAGGAACTTTAACTTTGGAATTTCCGTCGCGTAAGCACCAAGAAGGCCATAAGCTTTTCCGAATAACCTTATGAAAATTGACAGTAGAAAGTTCGAGATAGGCGAAAAATAAGAGTCACGAACTTTAACTCGACCTTGAATCAAACTTAAAAAACAAATTCCATACACTACACAAGCATAGACATTCCTTGGATCTACCTTTGAAATGTCATCAGTTCCAAATGAATCTAAGTTAATTATAGCGGTTTTAGTTGGTTCATTATACGAAACAGGTAGAACATAGTTTGGAAGCTTCAAAACTCGTATTAATTGCTCTCGTTTAGCTTCAGCAACTTCAAAAGCTTTCTTCTTTGTAAAATGGTTAATCCTAGCCTCAACAAGTTTCAAAACAGCGTACAACTTCTTTTCTCCAAGTTCTATAGAACGACTCTCCAATTCTGAAGAAGACAATCTGAGCACATTAGGGAGGTCTTTTAACAAAACAAATTTATCTTTTACAACCATTTACCAGGTTACCTCACTAAGGTCTCCAACATCCTGCTCAGAAAACTTGTCTTTACAAATGTCAACGATCGAAGTAAAGGAAGGGACAATAACAGTAACTAGGTCAAAGTCTTCCGCAGCGAATATGCCGTTTATGTACATAAGCAAGTCTGCTAAACTTACAGTCCCATACTCATCAAAAGACATATAGTCAGGTCTCATTTTATACTTAGGATTAAAACTCTTCTGAGTTGAATTTCTTAAAAGATAGAAATAATTCTTATCAATAGTCCACAAACTAGGAGAAGGAACTACAAATCTGTCGTTAGCTGTTTTAAATCGATCGCACATATTATCTATGTCAATGGCAAGTCTAGCCCGCTGTTTACTTTCTTTGTCTATTGTAATCATGCTTTGCCACCTTCCTCTAACGCAACTTTAATCGTCCTAAATGACGCCCTTAAACTGTAGCTTCCATCAATCCTGGGTACTTCCCGCGTTCCCATCTACAATTATTTTCATCAACCGTCATTCTAGCTTGAATTGTTTCTAGTTCATCTTCTTCTAAATACTTTGAAAACTCACCTAGAAAATAGTTGTAATCACCTTTTACAAGTCGTATTGGAATATCTAAAAACCCATTATGAAACTTCTCATGGATACTTTTAATCAAAGTAACGTAACCAAGTCTGTTTGTAAAATGGAGTTCAATAGCTTCTTGAGCTATATCAAAAGTAGAGAACTCTTCTTCTTGTTCTAACTTCCTATTCACTAATGCTTTCATAAGAATGAAAAGAGAAGGGATATGGTGGTGAATTTCTATAGTACACTCATCCATTCTCTCTTTAGTAATCATACAAGAATTAACGCCAAGAACATCAACAATATAATCCTTCCACAGCTTATACTCTAAACAACCACGAACTAGCTTCTCACAATTTCTAACAAATTTTACGAACTCTGCTTCGCTTTCGAAAGTCCTAATCCTCAAAGACAAACGAAAAGGATAAGTATCACTATAAAGTTGAAGGCTCTCGACACTTGCTTCAACCGTTACGTCTTCTTCTTCTAAGTTAGGCTGTTCCATTTATTCACTCCCTACCCAGCGTAATCCCCACGCAATCAAAGTAGCACAAACAAAAAGTACTATTAAAGTTTCAATTGGAAGTGTAGCAACAAGGACTGCGAAGGTAGTTGTCAACCAAAAGGTTAGTGCAATTGTTATAGCAATTATCATACGAACAATAACCCATTCTGCTGTAATCTTCTTCATTATATCTTCGACTTTGCTAACAAACTCTTTCAAATTTTTCTTAGTTTCTTTCAGCGGATCATCCTTCTTATAGCTAGATATGAAGGCAATTGCACAAGCAAAAATAGAAGCTGGTTCCTCAGGAAGATCTGGTAAAGAATTCTGTATAACTTTTTTAGACAGAGCATAGCTCTTATCAAAGTTTGGCTCTAACTTCCTACAAAGACTTTCAATTTTCGAAAGCGACAAAACTGGAACAAAAGAAAGGATTTTTTTGATTGTTTCTAAATCTTTAGCCTTTTCTATATTTCTAGTTATTGACGCCATCTTTAGAGGAGTTATCTGTTTCATAAAAGAAGATAGGGTACTAGGTATCTGCTCTCTCAAGTAGATCTTATCTAGAGCTTTCTGTAGATTCATTTTAACGTTTCCCCCTAGAAATGAAGCTTCTCTAAACGCCGCAACACTCTCTCCAAAAAGCTTAGAAGCCTTTCCCTTCATCCTAAAAAGTGGTCCAGAAGCTCTCCTAACATCTTCTAAAGAACTAAATACATCTTCTTTGCCAACAGTAGCGTACAGAAAAGAGTATGGAACAGCAGTACACATTCCCTTAAATGTTGTAAGACAAAAGTAAGCTTGTTTATTTACATCATCAGCAACTATAATATCCTTCCAACCAAGAGCAAAAAGCCGATTTATCCTCCCAGGTTTCTGGAAAAAATCCTGTTGTAAATCTATGTAGTTTATACACGCTACCACCTGCTTCCCAAAAGTAGTTCTTTCCATAATGATGTCTCTTCGCGGATCAGTGGTTACCGTGCCAAACTTAAGAAAAGGAAAAGAAGACATAGCCCGAAATATTACCCGCGCTACATCTCTATATAACTTAGTTACCCTAACAAGAACAAACGACATTTTTCTATCGTCAGTTAACATTGCAGCAAGAGTCACGTCAGACTGAACAGGATAAGATACAACTTTAATACCAAGTGGAAGAGGGCCAGCTGCAGTATTTATAATATGAAAAGTTGGTTCAGCACTTAAAGACTTACTATCAGGTTGTTTAATGTCAACCGCAGCCTTCTTAACTCTATCTTCTTCTTCTTTATCAGGTTTAATCCTTGGCTCTGGAAAGAAATCAGGAATGTCCTGCTCTTTCATAAAAAGTTGTCCACCCTTACCCTTGAGAGTAACGGTAACTCCCCTACTTCTTAGTGTCTCAAGAATCTGGTCTATCCGATAAACTATTATATACCGCTCTAAGGCTTTACAGATGCCTGGAAGAGCAGATGGAGAAATACTACTAGAAGATAACATAGGGTAAACGATTATCACAACTCTTCCTCCTAAAGTAAGAACTCAGCTTTTGGCTTTCGTTCCTCCTTAACTTTCTTAACCTCTAAAAATGGTCTAAGAACTTTTGAATCATCCTTCTCGCAGTACTTTTTGTAGGGACAAAAATTACACTGCTCCCCAGTAGCTCCAATTGGCTCAGGAACTGTTTTCTTCTGAATAGATGACTGTAAGATCAAAGAGTTCTTTAAGAAAGACACTGCTAACGTATTATTCACTGGAAGATCAAAAGGAACAACCTTTTTGAAGTTCCTGAGTACGTAAACTAACGTAATTGTATGAATTTTATAGTTATATTCCGTGTTTAGAATAAAAGCGTATATCAACGCCTGATAGTAGTGTTCTTTTATGTACTTACTCTGAAACTTATCAGGCTCAATAGTTTTTATCTCAAACAAAAACCCTTCTTTTAGTCCATCTGCCCGCCCTTTTACTTTGTACTTCTCACTTACTATAGTTTTCTCTTTCTCAGTAAAGTCATACAAATCTTGGATAAAAGTGTGGACGGAATTCCCTACATAACCAATCAACGAAACCCACGCAAACTTATAGTATCCCTCAACATTGATACTATACTTAAGGCGATTATAATAACACTGCCTTAAACAAGAACAGATTTCAGAAACTGATATGTAGGGTCGCTCATAACTTTGAATTCGTTTATGCTCATCAATCAATTTGGCTCGCATTAGAGATTCAAACTTATTAACATCAAACCCTACAGATTTCTTAACTGATGGTTCTACATCATCCAAATGAACTACTGTTCTAGTAACTTCTTTTACTTCTTCTAACTCTTCAATTTTAACTTCTGGTTTTTCTTCTATAGGTCTTGGCTTTGGCTTTAAGATCGAACTGGCCCCAGAATCCTCTTGACTTTCTAGATATGAAAGTAGTCGCTCATACTCGTTATTCAGATCCATTTAGAATGACCATCGCATTTTCGACTAAACTGTCCCGTAGAACTTTATACGCGTCTTCGATTATCTTCCCTTCCCAACCATTCAGCTTGTCGTAATGCTTCGACTCAGCGATAGTTTTAGCAATCAAAAGGTTATCAACCGCCAACGAAAAAGCCTTCTCCCGAATCTTATTATGAACAAGCTCGTCCACGTTAACATTTTCTTCCTG